TGTTGTGTAGTTATCTTTTCTAGCTCTGTTCACGCTCGTGGAGCGTTTTAGGTGCTGGGGGAGGTCGAATGTCTGAGTTCCTCTCGCGGTACTTTTAACTTCCACCATCGCGCACTGTTTCTTTGTTTGGTATATAAGGTCATCTTGGATTTCAATCAAATCTAGAATATTCTCTGCTCCTGTATACCGTATCGGAACCGCATACGCCGATTGCCTATTAAACTCGGAAGGGCTTGCGACGGTCTTCGAGGAGAACCAAATCTTTTTATGGTCTATTGATGCTTGTAAATGTTCGTTCGCTTTCCTTAGCCAGTCGGAGCCAAATATTTGTTTAAAAACTATTTTGCCCGATTCCTTGTTGTACTCTCTTCTAACCTTTCTCGTTTCTTTTTCGTAGTCGTTTCCCTCTTTATTGCTATCAAAATCAAAAAAGCTTAAATTAACTTTGCTATTAATGAACAATTCTGACTCATTGCAGCTATCGATAAATTGGAATCCAGCATTATCAATACAAATCATTTCGATATTAAAATTAGTAAGAACATAAAAAAGGTAATCAATATGTTGCTTAAGGTCCCCGCCCGCAACTGCATAGCTATGAACCAAGATTCCCTGATTTACGCTCTCATCTATTTCTAGAATAGACATAGCGAAATAGTCAGAGCTGGGGCTATTAGAGAAAGATGGGTCAATCCCCAGCATGTACTTTTTATCTCCCTCGCCTTTTATTAAAGATGTAGGAGACTCTCCGTCTGGGACGGTGCATTCGTGCATTTTTTTTGCGCTGAAATAAGAATCACTACCGTCAGTAAATTGAGCGCAATACTCTCGTTGAAAAGAAGAGTTCGATGTCCCGCCGCTACTACGAGCCTCTTCGATGATGGTGGTATCTATCATATCGGAAGGTAAAGATTCGTAGCCCATCTGGGAAATGAAATAAGAAGATTCTCCAGCTTCTTCTGGCTTGTAAATTTTATGTGTCCAATCCTTATAGGTCTTGTACAAATTTTCGAATGTATAGCTCGCAGAAGATAGAGCGACCATTTTTGAGTTGTTCTCGAAAACCATTCTATCCTTTTCTTCCATCTTACCCTGCTTAATAAGCTCGTCTTCGATTTCCCTAACCTTTATTCTTTCGGCCATGTCTTGCGGGGCCACCAAAAAAGGCATAAGGACTGTTCTGATTGTGTCTTCCGGCAGTAGTAGATACTCGTCAAGGACTAGAACATTTGCTCGAAATCCTCGAATTTTTTCTCCAGAGAGAGGAACCGCCGTAATAGAGCCGCCGTTAATTTGCCATTCATATTGGTCATTTCTTTTTGATGGGCGCATAGAAAAAGCTTGAGCCAGAAGCTCCGCTCCTTTAGAACCAACCATTTTTTCTAAGTTTTGAAAAATAAATCTTGCAGTTCTAAATGTAGGACCTGCAATTAAAATTTTCGTGCCGGGGTAAAAAATGCATTGTAGAAAACAAAATACAGAAGCGATAAAAGTTTTGCCGCAGCCACGACCCCACACACACATAGAGAAGTTTTTATTGAGCATCCCCCTCAGGGTAACCTCTTGGAATGGGGCCAGTTTAATCCCGGATATAAGCTCAGTAGTAAAAGAAAGATTATTCCTTAAAAATTTAGCCAAAGTTATTCTGGCGTCCTTGTCGTCGAGAGAACCCTCGAGTTTTAGAAGCTGCTTGTTTACATCTTCTACTTCTTCTACATATTTTTCGTTAGCATACCACATTACAGTTTACCTATATCATACGCTAATTGTAGGTCAATTTTCTTATAAATACATCCTGATGTAAATATTTTTTCAATTACTCTAGCCGACTCCTTTTTCCCATCTACGAATAGGAATTGTATAGTCGGGAATTCTTGGCTCATACTCCTTACTCTATGAAATATGAATTCCGGAGTAGCCTTTACTTTGCTGTAGACTCTTCCTCCGTGATTTTTTCTTT